AAGCAGATAAGAAAGTCCTAGCAGAATTAATTAATAAGCACTTCCCTGATTGGAGAAGAGTTCTTAATGAGTGTCAGAGATACTCAGTTGGTGGAAAGATAGATACTGGTATACTTGCCCATTTTAGTGATGTTAAGGTAAATGATCTCATTAAAAACCTCAAAGAAAAGAACTTTCCAGAAGTACGTAAATGGTGTGTCAATAACTTGGACAATGATCCTGCTGTATTATTGCGTCGCATTTACGATAATCTTTATGAATCCTTGGTCCCTAATTCTATTCCTGCTGCCGTACTCATACTTGCTAAGTACCAGTACCAAATTGCGTTCGTGGCTGATCAAGAGATAAATATGCTTGCGTGTTTGACAGAAATCATGGTAGAATGTAATTTCAAATGACAAACCTTGAAGAAAAAATCAGAAATGCTGAAGAGCGAATTTCTGAATTGAACACACTAATTTATCATTGGAGGAAACAAAATGATCTCAAAAGAGAAAGTAAGAAATCAAGTTAAGTCTAGATTTTATTATCTATTCTGGGGTGTTGCCACAGTATCTGTTGTATTAGGACAAATATATGTTGGTTCTGGATATAGAATTTTTGCTAATTCTTTACTTAGAATATTTGATGCTGTTGAAGTAGAAGTTGGTAGAGAGTATGATGGTAGAAGATATTATTAAATGACTTTAGAAGATTGTTTTTTCATTGCATTAATATATCTTGATGAGTTTATTAAAAGAACATTGATTGGTATATACTATACTTGGCAAAAATTTGACTATTGGAATTTTAATCGGCAGTTACCGAAATGAAATCATTGAAAACCCCCCTTCGTTATCCTGGTGGTAAGTCTCGTGCTTGTACCAAAATGGATCCATACTTTCCAGATTTGGGTAAGTATGCAGAGTTCCGTGAACCCTTTCTTGGTGGTGGTTCCGTTGCTATACATGTTAGTAAGAAGTATCCACACTTAAAGATTACTGTTAACGATCTTTATGAACCCCTTATAAATTTCTGGATTCAGTTACAAACTTTTGGTAATGAGTTAACAGAAAAAATAAAAAATTATAAGTCTACTCATCCTGAACCAACATCTGCAAAGGAATTATTTTTAGAAGCAAAGGAAAGAATTAATGATAAAAGTCTTGATTGTATAGAAAGAGCAGCAGCATTTTATATTGTTAATAAATGTAGTTTTTCAGGACTTACTGAGTCTTCTTCATTTTCTAAGCAAGCATCTATTTCTAACTTCTCTATGAGAGGTATTGAGAAATTGCCAGGATATTCTGAAATAATTTCTCATTGGCATATTAATCACTATTCTTATGAGTATTGTTTTAGAGAAGATATTCATGATGATCTTTTCATGTATCTAGATCCTCCTTATGATATTAAGGATAATCTTTATGGGAAGAAAGGATCAATGCATAAAGGTTTTGATCATGATGAGTTTGCGGATACTTGTAGTCAAAGCAAAATAGATATGCTGATTAGTTATAATTCAGATCAACTTGTTAAAGATAGATTTAAAGGTTGGACTGCGGGAGAGTTTGATTTGACTTATACTATGCGTTCTGTTGGTGAGTATATGAGAGAACAAAAAGAGAGAAAGGAACTTTTGTTATATAATTATAACAATCCCCAATTAGCGATATGAATATTGTTTTTTATTCCTATAAAATAAATAGAAGTTCGCACATAAATGATCATGAGTTAAAACGTCTTGATCATAGTATTAGTTCACTTAGAAAGTTTAATCATGAAATACCTGTTTATCTTTTTTGCGATGACCCTGAGTTTATTCCCCCTTATTTCTCTTTGGAATATGATGTAAGAGTTTTGCCTTTTGAGAAAGCTCATAATCATGGGATGTTATTCATTCATAAATGGTATAATCTCAAGTTCTTTGATAAGAGAAGTGGAGAGTTTGATGATTCTAATATTCTTTATGTAGATTCAGATACTCTCTTCTATGGAGATGTTCAATATCTTTTTGATCATTATAACTATGCAGAGGTATTTGGTAGAGAGGAATTTGGTTTCAGGCATGATCCTAATACTGGTGGGGGAAAGGATATAAGGAAAGCACTTGATTATGTGGATCAGTGTATCATAGATGCTGGTGGGACAACTCAGGTATACAAATATTGTCTGGGTGTGATGTTATTTAATAATGGTCTTCATTTAGATATAATAGATCGTTTAGGTGAGTTAGTTGAGTTGATGTTAAAAATAAAGGATAATAAGATTCCTTATCCCGTCCCTAATCCTCGTATAATTGACGAATATGCTATGTGGGTTATACTGAGTAGGATTGGTGTTATTGGTGGTCTCTTCGGGGTTCAGGACGTGACTCAGGGGTATATAGAACAGAAACATGAAGAGTTCTTTAATCCTATTGTTTTACATTATACCACTAAGGGAGAACAACAACTTGCAGAGAATGATGAAAGATATAGTAATCTTCTGAGAGATGTTGATGAGTATAGTGAACAAATTGATCCCTTTCATTTATTATGAAAAAACTTTGGAGAATATGGAAGTATGCATTGGGTAGTTTCTCTGATGAAAAAACTAGACGATACGACAACTACATTGTTCTGGTACGTTCTTTTATTTTCATTTCTTATCTCATTACTAACTGTTTTATTATTGCAGGGGTCATAAGACATTGGAATTAAAGGACTGGTTAAATTCAATTAACTTTAATAAGCAAAATCTTATTGAAGAAGATCCTTCTACAATAAAGGATTATCCTCCATATATTATCAATCGTTGTTTGTCAGGACATCTTGATTGTATATTGTTTACTAATGAAATGAATAAATATTCTTTCCTTGATAAAGATATGCAATATTCTTTTTATCTAAATACACTTAGGAAAAAGAAGAGATTTAGTCCCTGGCTCCGTAAGGAAAAAGTCACAGACCTTGAAATCATTAAACAATACTATGGTTATAGTAATGAAAAGGCATCTAATGCCCTCAAGATATTAACCCCCGAACAAATTAATTTTATTAAACAACGACTTGATACTGGAGGAATGAAATGACTACTTCTACGCAGGAGCCAGAAGTTAAATGGTCGCAAGACCAAATGGTAGAGGTAACCTTAAATGAACCTGATGACTTCTTAAAAGTTAGGGAAACGCTGACAAGAATTGGTGTAGCATCAAGAAAAGAAAAGAAACTTTACCAAAGTTGCCATATTTTGCATAAGCAGGGTAGATACTATATCGTGCATTTTAAGGAACTGTTTGCTCTTGATGGAAAACACGCTAACCTTACTGCTAACGACGTTCAGCGTCGGAATCGTATTACTCGTCTCCTTGCTGATTGGGGTCTTATATCTGTAGTAAAAGCAGAATCTGTTTCTGATATTGCTCCTCTCAATCAAATCAAAGTCCTTGCTTATAAAGAGAAAGGAGATTGGATTCTGGAGCAAAAATATAATATTGGTAAGAAAGGTAAGACTCAGGATGCCGAGTAAGATTTATAATATATCTAATATTTTTTCCAAACAACAGAGAAGAAAACTTATAGCAGATTCAAAACCACTTTGTAAATTTGATTCTACAACTAAAATATGGCAAACTGATGATCTTCGTTTTAATAAAGATTTTAGTGATCCTTCTTTGTATATTATTAGTTTATTTGAAAAACAACTTGGATTAAATTTAGAAATTATAAACATATGGATAACATATACAAGAGGAGAAAAGTTAGAATATCATACTCATCCTTTTGATTGGTCATGTGTTTACTATATGAAAACTAATCCATTATTAAGAAATAATGGAACTAAGTTTAAATTTTCTGAAAATGATGTACAATTAGTAGAGTCTCCTCAAAACTCTGCGATTTTATTTGATGGTAGTGATCCTCATACCACCCCAGATTTTCTTCCATTATCTGGTAGATATGTTTTAACTATGGATCTTCTTATTGTTAATGATGACGGGACTTATAAAAATTTTATTGAATTACCTGGAGAAAAATTAAAAAGAAAATGATTAACACTATATTATTAATACTTTTAGTTATTGTTAATTATACAAATTTCTATCTTACTCATATTCATGGTAGAAAACCGAAAAGATTGGAACGGAGATCATCACCCACCTTTTCGAGGGATCGTGTATAATTAGTTATGTCGCCGTAAGGGACACAACTACACACTCGCTTTAAAAGGAGAACTATTATGACTAACCTAGCAAGGTATCACGCTGCAAATCTTCCAGATCTTTTTGATAAGATTACGAAGAACAGTATAGGAATGGACGATTATTTGAATCGGTTCTGGGATCTCGACACTACTTCCAATTACCCACCTTATAATATTGTACAAGTAAATAATGTCGAATCAAGATTGGAAATCGCACTTGCGGGATTCAAGAAGAAAGAAGTTAAAGTTTTCACGGAGTTTGGAAAACTATATGTGGAAGGCAAAAAAGAAGAATCAAAAGATGCTGGAGAATTTGTCCATAAAGGACTGGCCCAACGTAGCTTCCAACGAGTTTGGACGATCTCCGACGATACAGAGGTTAGATCGGTCAAGTTTGAGGACGGACTCCTTACCGTGGAACTGGGAAAAATAGTTCCAGAACATCACTCTCGAAAAGAGTATCTTTAAATATGAAAGGGGATCTTGACGATCCCCTTTTTTATTGCTACAATATATACAGGTAAATATATGTTATGACCATTAAATTACTGCTCTTAAAATCTGGTGAAGATGTTATCGCTGACGTTACAGAAATGACAGCAGGAGAGGAAACAAGAGTAGTTGGATATTTTCTTAATAAACCATGTGTTGTGAGAATGAGAGATCCTGATGTTCTTTCTGAAGAACCTAACGGTCCTACTAAAGCAGGATTTGCAGTTTCCTTGTATCCGTGGATGCCTCTTTCTAAGGAAGATGTCATACCTGTTTCTGCAGATTGGTTGATTACAATGGTTGAACCTATAGATAAGTTAAAACAAATGTATGTTGAGGACATCGTAAATCATGGATCAAGTAATAAAGATTCTAGCACTGACAAATAATCAGATTCTGATTAGTGAAGTCGTAGAGGTTGCTGCTATGGATATTGGGCAACCTGAT